TCATACCCGAAGTGTGGAAGAAGTGGTGGAGAAAAAAGAAAAAATTATCCAAAATGCGTGCCTATTGCAAAAGCAAGAGCGATGAGCAAAGGGCAACGTGCGGGTGCCGTAAAAAGAAAACAATCGAAAGCTAATCAAGGGCCAACTCCAGATAGAGCTGCAACATTTGCAAAAAGAAAAAAAGCTGCAGATGGTGGATCAATGAATTCAATGATGAGACAAGCTCAAAGAAATTATACAGGAAGCTATGTTTCAGGTGATCTAGGCGGTGTAAAAGTTGGAAACAAATCATATAAAAAATATTATTCAAACCCTGGCTTTAGGATGCCAAAAATATAATGAGAAGAGAGAATCCAATAGCTAGAAGTAAAAAGAACTACAGATCTACAAAGTCTGGAGCAGGCATGACTAAAGCCGGTGTCAAAGCCTATAGAAGAGCAAATCCCGGTTCTAAACTAAAAACAGCCGTGACTGGTAAAGTGAAGCCAGGATCAAAAGCTGCTAATCGCAGAAAATCTTACTGCGCAAGATCACTTGGACAATTAAAAAGGTCATCAGCAAAAACACGTAACGATCCTAATTCTCGAATCAGACAAGCACGGAGAAGATGGAAGTGTTAAATGCAATTAGAAACAGTACTAAATAAATTAATTAGATTTATTAGAGAAAGAACTGAAGCATTATCTATTAATGTAACATCAGGTGGTGTTGACAGTATGGAAAAATATCAGTATATTATAGGACAAATAAACGCCCTAGAGGCAACCAGACAGGAACTCTCTAACCTGCTAAACGATAAGGAGCAAAGTGAAAAAGGAACAGTCATCGATATTAACACCAAACAATGATTTAGTTGGTGTAAAAAAATCAAAATCAGAACCAAAATTACCAAAGCCAACTGGATGGAGAATGTTAGTTCTACCATTTAAGATGAAAGAAAAAACTAAAGGTGGTTTGCATTTAGCAGAAGCAACTTTAGAAAAACAACAAGTAGCATCACAAGTTGGATTAGTTATGGCTATGGGTCCACAGTGTTATAAAGATAAAGAAAGATATCCAGAGGGTCCGTGGTGTAAGACACAAGATTGGGTTATGTTTGCAAGATATGCAGGTAGCCGAATAAAGATTGAGGGTGGGGAGATGCGTCTGCTAAATGACGATGAAATTTTAGCAACAATTGAAAGTCCAGAGGACATATTGCATGAGTTTTAACAACATAGGAGGAAACTATGCCGGAAAATAATCCGATAAAAAAAGGAGATCCGAATGTGGAAATCGATACTTCAGGACCTGAAGTCGATGTAGCATTACCGGAAGAAAAAGTCGAAGACGTTGCTGAACAAGCAACTGAAGCGCCGACACAAGAAACAGTAGAAACGAAACAAGAAGAAACAACAGAAGAACCAAAAAAATCGGACCAAGAATTAGAAGATTACAGTAAAGGTGTACAATCTCGTATTGCGAAATTAACTCGTAAGATGAGAGAAGCAGAAAGACGGGAACAAGCTGCTACTGAGTATGCAAAAGCTGTAGAAGAAAAAAGATTAGCATTAGAAAAACGTTTTGAAAAAACTGATGCTGATTACATGAAGAAATTTGAATCTAGTATATCTACAGGAATGGAAGCTGCACAAAAAGAACTTGCAGCAGCTATTGAAAGTGGAGATGCTCAGGCTCAAGTAGAAGCTAACAAAAGAATTGCAACTCTCGCTTTTGAGAATGCAAAACTCGCGACAGCTAAAGAAGGAAGAGAAGCTAAACTAACAACACAGGCCGAGAAACCTGTACAACTCTCCGATGGTCCAACCGAAATGCCATCAGAACCAGCACCAGATCCTAAAGCCGAAGATTGGGCTTCAAGGAATTCTTGGTTTGGACAAGACAGAGCTATGACTTACACAGCCTTTGAAATACACAAAGACTTAGTAAACGAAGGCTTTGATCCTAAATCTGATGACTACTACGCAGAGGTCGACAAAAGAATTAAAGTTGACTTTCCGCACAGGTTTGGTAATAATAGCGAAAAGCAATCGACCGCCCCTGTTCAGACAGTGGCTTCAGCTAATAGAAGCGTAAAGCCTGGTCGCAAAACTGTGAGACTCACATCATCACAGGTAGCAATAGCTAAAAAATTAGGTGTGCCACTCGAAGAATACGCAAAACAACTAAACACGAAGGAGGCGTAATGGAAACTAAAGACAATAAAACTTCTCGTGCGAACCAAACACGGTCAAAGTCTGAAAGACCAAAAGTGTGGGTTCCACCATCTTCTCTAGATGCACCCCCTGCACCTGATGGATTCAGGTATAGATGGATAAGAGCAGAAAGCGTTGGCTTTCAGGATACTAAAAACATAGCATCTCGTTTACGAGAAGGTTATGAACTAGTAAGAGCTGAAGAAGTCGAAAATGCATCTGACTATCCGGTCCTCGATGAGGGCAGATACAAGGGAGTGATTGGGGTCGGTGGCCTTTTGCTTGCAAAGGTACCTATCGAGATCGCGAAGCAACGTCAGGAATACATGACAAGACGTCATGCTGAACGAAGCGAAGCAGTAAACAACGATCTTATGCGGGAGCAGGATAAGAGGATGCCTATCGACGTTGATAGACAGACTCGTGTAACCTTCGGTGGTACGAAAAAGTAATTTTAAATATCACTGAATTTTTATCAACCGTACTGGAGGCCTTTTCGGAGGCAGGTACATTAAGGAGTAAACTATGGCAAATAGTAACACAAAAGGTTTTGGTTTAATTGCTGCTGGAACGTTAGGTTCAACACCTGCGACTGGCGGACAAAATAAATACAAAATCGATGCGGGCTATGCTACTACTATATTCCAAGGTAACTACGTGCAGATTGATTCTGCAGGTGGAGCTAACACAAACCCTGGATATATAATTACAGCACAAGCAGGCGTCACTAAACCGACTATCGGTGTTTTAAATGGTGTGTTCTATAACGCGGCGACTACAGAGAAGCCAACTTTTCAGAACTACTATTCACAAGTAACTCCAGCAAACAGTGAAGACATCACAGCGTTTGTAATTGACAATCCATTTCAACAATACTTGGCGTCTACGTCAGCAGCATTAGGTGCAAACCAACCTGCAGTAGAACTTGATATGGGTAGAACTATGGGATGTGCAGCCAACGCTGGTAGCACAATTTCAGGTCAGTCAAGCAACACGTTAACGGTGGCATCAATCCACGACATTAACAACACATGGAGATTGTTAAGAATTGCAGAAGATCCTTCTAACGAAGATGGAACTGCAGCATTCTGTACAGTAGTCGTTGTTGCTAACAAGTCACAATGGTTTGGTACTGGAACTGTAAGCGCATAATAGGAGCATAATATGGCAATATCACGATCGCAACTCGTAAAAGAGTTAGAACCTGGCTTGAATGCACTATTCGGGCTGGAGTACAAACGTTATGAAAATCAGCATGCTGAAATTTATAGCGAGGAATCATCTGACAGAGCTTTTGAAGAAGAAGTAATGTTAAGTGGTTTCGCAAACGCACAAGTAAAAGCAGAAGGTGCTGGAGTGTCTTTTGACGATGCACAAGAAACTTTTACTGCTAGATACACTATGGAGACTGTAGCTTTAGCATTTGCTATCACAGAAGAAGCTATCGAAGATAACCTCTACGATAGATTAGCTTCTAGATACACAAAAGCTTTAGCAAGATCTATGAGTAACGCTAAACAAGTTAAATCTGTTGAGCCTTTAATAAATGGTTTGCCTTCAACGGCTACATTTAATACTGGTGACGGAGTATCTTTGTTTAATGCGTCTCACCCTACAATAGCAGGTACATTCGCAAATACACTTGCTGTTCAGGCAGATCTTAACGAAACTTCATTAGAGCAGTCAATGATTGACATCGCTAAAATGACGGACGAAAGAGGTCTTAAAGTTGCAGCTAGAGGAGTGAAGATGATTGTTCCTTCGGAAAACCAATTCAACGCTGAAAGACTGATGAAGTCTGCAGGTAGAACTGGTACAGCTGATAATGATATCAATGCAATCGCATCTATGGGCATGGTCCCACAAGGTTACAGAGTTAATAACTTTTTAACTGATGCTGATTCATTCTACATTATCACTGATGTTCCAAATGGAATGAAATATTTCAACAGAGCTCCATTGACAACTGCAATGGAAGGTGATTTCGATACTGGCAACGTAAGATACAAAGCTAGAGAAAGATACGCTTTTGGCGCGTCTGACCCTAGAGGTATCTTCGGTGTTGAAGGTGCGTAATCAATAATTTTTTGTGGCGGGACACAGTCTCGCCACAATCATAAAATAGAAAGAAAAACTATGAAAAAATTCCTTGTAAAAATCTGGGCTTATGACTACTTCGGCGAATGCCAAGTACAATCAGAAGATAACGCAGAATCACTAGAACAAGCTGTCCTTGACAAACTTGGAGAAAATGTTATAGTTTGGGAAAAAACGGGAATGTTTGGTCCGTTAAATAGAATAACCTATGAGGAGGTTATAAATGATACAAGACCTGTACAAAGCAAAAAGGTCCTTGGAGTTGAAGTGGGAACAGGAGCATCTATCTAATGGTAGATATACTCTTGAAATGGTCAGGATCGATGACAAAGTTAAAGAAGTCATCACAAAGATCAAGC